CCAACCTTTGATTGATTATTGGGAATACCAGAATAACGTAGGTGCTACCTTTAAACGTAAAGGTTTATTTGGTAGAGAACGTAAAGCACATGCTCGTAAAGATACATGTCTTGCTACTGAAGACTTTATGTTGGATCACAACTGCGGTTATCAGTGGATGAGACAATATAATGAAGTTACTGGTAGATGCCTTGAAGAATATATTGATAATTTTGAACATCTTTTACATTACAGATATCAACAAGTATATCTAAATGTACAAAAGACTTTACCTCAACAAGGATATCATGCATGGCATTCAGAGGATGGTTCTCTAGGATGTAATCGTCGTATACTAGCGACAATGATGTTCCTTAATGATGTCACTGAGGGTGGTGAAACTGAGTTTCTTTATCAATCAAAGAGATTTCAACCTAAGAGAGGTCAGTTTATGATATGGCCAGCAGGATTTACTCATGTGCATAGAGGTAATCCCCCACTATCAGGAGAGAAGTACATTTCTACATCATGGTTAGAAAATATAAACGCATAAAATGTCTAACTGGTATCAAGACCAACTAACAAACAAGAACTTCTTGTCTCCAATAGGATTTGTTTTTCTATTGGACAAAGCAAAGAAGACATCTTTTTTGTGTCAGAGAGCATCCATACCCGAATTAAGTTTGGGTGATATTGCAATACCTACACGAGGATTTGTATCTGTACCATTAGAAGGTAACATCCAATATTCAACATTGAATATAGATTTTATTGTTGATGAAGATTTACGAAACTATATGGAGATACATAACTGGATTCGTGCATTAGGTATACCTGATAACGTTGCAGAAAGACAAACTTGGATAAATGCAAATAGCGATATAATAACTCAGGATCCCAAAGTATCTGATGGTACATTACAAGTATTGAACAATAATAATATTACAAACTTTGATGTAGTGTTCAAAGATATGTTTCCTACAAATCTAAGTACACTAGATTTTAATGTTACAAATACAGACAATGACTTTCTGACAGCAAGTGTAACTTTTAAATATCTGCTCTATGAAATAAGAAACGTCAATACACAAACAAGACGATGAAATTTGAGTACAAGTTTGAGCACTATTGGGGTGGTGAGGATAACTGGTACACTAAATCTAAGAGGTGGGCGAAGAAACAACCCTTTCCTTTGTCACATTTGATAACAGGTTTGATTGAATGGTTGCATAAAATGTGGATTGATGGTAAAATATTACAGGTTATGGCAGATGTTGATAAAGACATTGACAAAATCAAATCTACATGGGAGGAAAATGACAAACCAATCACCCCGCACGTCGTGGAGAGAGGAGTATTTGGAGATGAAAGCTGGTCTCTCGAAATCACAAATCCGATTGTTGAAAGAGGGACCTCAGCAACTAGCACAGGCATGGTTACTCCAAGCGATGCACAACGACTACAAGAAGATGAAGGGAATCAAAGAACCCCCTAGTAGGGAGTCTGGATACCAAACATCTTTGAAAGAATGGTTCGCAAGTAACAAAGACCAAGGAGTATGAATCTTGAATCAATGCAGGAACTCTGGAAAGAGGACTGCAAAATAGATGATGATCTCTACTGTGAAGAATCTCTCAAGATTCCTAGATTACATCAAAAATATATGGAATACTTCAACACTTTTTCTTTAATGAAGAAAGAGAAAGATGGAGAGTATCGTAAATTAATCAAAGAAAAATGGTTGTATTATAAAGGTAAAGCACCTGCTACAGTGTATAAAGATATGCCTTTTGATCTCAAGTTAACTACAAAGGAAGAAATAAATATGTTCATCGAAGCAGATGATGATATAAGAAAAATTAAATATAAGATTGACTATCTTGATCAGATACTATTCTTCTTAGAGAGTGTGTTGAAACAGATAGGAGTTAGAAACTTTCAAATTAAAAATGCTATTGATTGGACAAAATGGAGAGAAGGATCTTGACAACTGACACACTCTTAAGAATATACAAGGTAGTTAGAAAACCTATAGTATATAAGTATTCTCCTGTAAGAAAACACCACAATATGCATTCGTACGGATAGACTATATACTATAGTGACGTAACATCAAATGATGGACCTCAAGATTGGAAAGAAGAATGAGGTATATTTAAGAGTAGAAGCACCAGATCACGTCAAGTATGAGTTGGCGGATTTTTTTACGTTTGAGGTAGAGTCTGCAAAATACATGCAGAAGACAAAAAGATATAGAGGTTGGGATGGTAAGATACGTTTATTCTCTCCTGCAACAGGTGAGTTATATGTTGGTCTTGTAGACTATCTTACAGACTGGGCAAAGAAAAATAAGTATGACTATGAGATAGAAGAAGACGAGTTCTTCGGTAGACCTGATGATGTCAACGATCTAATAACTCCTGTTGGTGTTGCAGGGTTTGTAAAGTCCTTGAATCTTCCTGTGAAGGTCCGCGACTACCAATATCAAGCAATATACGAATGCCTACGATACAACAGACGACTCCTATTGTCGCCAACTGCCAGTGGGAAATCCTTGATGATCTATGCATTAGTGAGATACCATACTAATATTAAAAGAAATGTTTTGTTAGTTGTTCCTACTACATCTCTAGTAGAACAAATGTACAAAGATTTTGAATCATATGGTTGGAAAGTATCCTCTTATTGCCACAGAATTTATGCAGGGCAAGAGAAATATACGAACCATCAGGTAGTGATTACCACTTGGCAGTCAGTATACAAAGAACCAAAGAAATGGTTTGATAGATTTGACTGCGTGATTGGTGATGAAGCACACCTGTTTAAAGCAAAATCTCTAAGTACATTGATGGGTAAGTTGCATGATTGCAAATACCGTATTGGATTTACTGGTACACTAGACGGTGCTAACGTAAATCAACTGGTACTAGAGGGTTTGTTTGGTAGATGTTCACAAGTAACTAGCACTAATAAACTCATGAAACAAGGTTATGTTGCTAAGTTAAAAGTAAAAGTTCTCCTATTGAAACATGAGGAAAAACTATTTGAAGGATATCAAGACGAAATAGAATACCTTGTAGAACATAGTGGTAGAAATAATTACATCAAAAACCTTGCTATAGACTTGAAAGGTAACACTTTGATCCTCTTCAACTATGTAGATAAGCATGGGATACCTTTATTTAACCTCATAAATAGTAATACAGAACGACCAGTGTATCTTGTACACGGTGGTGTTGATACTGATGATCGGGAAGATATAAGACAACTAACCGAAACTTCAGACAATGCTATTATTGTTGCATCTTACGGAACGTTCTCTACTGGGATCAATATTAAAAACTTACACAATGTTATCTTTGCTAGTCCTTCTAAATCTAGGATTCGTAATTTACAGTCTATTGGACGAGTATTGCGGAAAGGAGACAATAAATCAAAAGCAACTCTATATGATATTGCTGATGATATCTCAACAGACAGGGGGAATAACTACACGTTAAATCATCTGATGGAACGAGTAAAGGTATACAATGAAGAAAAATTTGATTATGAGATTATAGATCTAAAACTCAAAAAGGATGCTTAACTTTATTAAACACGAAGAAGAATTTTTTGGGATCTTTAAGTTGGTCAATGGAGAAGAGGTGCTTGCAAAAGCAGTTCTAACTAAAGATCATAATGAATCTATTGTGTTTTTACAAGATCCTTTATGCGTTGAGATCATTACTAATCCTATAAGTGAAACTAAGATCGCGAGGGGTATGGGATTTATAAAATGGCAGCAACTATCTGATGAAGATTTTTATGTGATACGAGAGAAAGATATAGTATGTGTCTCTACCATGAGCAAACAAATAAAATTATTGTATGAAGCATTTGTTATGGCAGAAGGGGGCACCGACATCCGTAAGGATATCAAGAAGAGTAACTACCATATTGAACCAGATAGTATAGGAGGATTTGTTGGAGATATAGACGAATACAGAACGCTATTTGAAAAAATATATAAAGCTAAGAACAACCCTTGAACCCTTACAGTGTTATTGTACACCTTATTGACATTTCTGTCAAGTGTGCTATAATAAAACATTGGAACGTATAACCGAATGCCTACAAAAAAACCTGATCCTGAGGGTAAAGTCCTTACGAAGGACCCCACCAAAGGGAAGAAAAAAACTACAACTCCAAAGAAAAGAAAACCTCACTATGTAGATAACAAGAAGTTTTTGGAGTCTATTATAGTGTATAAAAATAAAGTTGCAGAGGCAGAGAAAGCAGGTACAACTGAACCGCGAATCGATGAATACTTAGGTGAGTGTTTCCTCAAAATTGCTACACACTTATCATTCCGACCTAACTTTATCAACTACATGTACAAGGATGATATGATTGCTGATGGGTATGAGAACTGTGTACAATACATAAAGAATTTTAATCCAGAGAAAAGTAAAAATCCTTTTGCTTATTTTACTCAAATAGTTTACTATGCTTTTCTTCGTAGGATTGCTAAAGAAAAAAGACAGATGGATATAAAAGATAAGATCATAGACAAGTATGGTTACTCCGATATCTTTACAGTTGACGGATCAGGCAATACCGACTATAATGCTATTAAGAATAATATACAAATAAAAACTCGTCGCCCATGAAGATCCTACTTATTACGGATCAACACTTCGGTGTGCGTAATGACAATCAACATTTTATCAATCACTATACCAAGTTTTATGGTAAAGTGGTGATACCCTTTATGAAAGCATCAGGTATAAAAGAAGTTATAAGTCTGGGTGATGCTTTTGATAGAAGAAGATATATTAATTTTATGTCACTGGACTCAGCAAAGGAGATGTGGTTTGATCAGTTAGAGAAACTAGGATGTAACCATACTATGCTGATTGGCAATCATGACATATATTATAAGAATACTTTAAGGGTAAATGCACCTCATGAGATCTTAGGTGAATATGATTTTGATGTTATTGACAAACCAACGACAAAGAGTTATGATGGAACTGATATACTATTGTTACCTTGGATTTGTGATGATAACAAGTCTGAAATATTTGAAGCAGTTCAAAGATCTAAAGCACCTGTATGCATGGGTCATCTGGAACTGAATGGTTTTGAAGCACATCCTGGTCATGTCATGGAAAGTGGTATGGACAAGACCTTCTTCAATAAGTTCAAACGTGTGTTCAGTGGACACTATCATCAGAAATCAACTAAAGGTAATATATCTTACTTAGGTAATCCTTATCAACTATACTGGAATGACTACGGATGTAAAAGAGGGTTTCACGTTTTTGACACGACTACTCTTAAGACTACTTTTTATAGGAATCCCTTTGACGTTTTTCATAAATTGTATTATAATAATGGAGTTAGTATCCCAGAGCCAGAAGACCTCAAAGGATCATTCGTAAAACTTATAGTAGAGGATAAAGGTGATTACCAGAAGTTTGACTATGCGGTCAAGCAACTCCAAAACATAGGTCTCGGAGATCTTAAGATTGTCGAAGACCTCAGTGCTGAACTAGAATGTTCGGATAGTACTCTGGAAACAGAGGACACCATGACATTACTTGAATCATACATAGATGAAATAGAACTTAAAGTTGATAAGTCTAATGTTAAGTCTGTTATGAGATCACTATACGTCGAGGCATCTGAACTATAATGTTTGTTCTAATGGAAAAAGAAACTGGAGGCATTTATGCTGTAAACTCCAAAGACAAGAAGAAGACTGTCACAGTTTTCGAGTCAGAGGATGATGCTACCAGACACATGGGTCTATTAGAAGCAAACGATAGCGAAAGAGAACTAGAGATCATGGAAGTTGATCCTGATATCATCGCTATGAACTGTGTAAATTATGATTATCGATTCACAATCATTAAAGAAAACCAACTTATTATTCCCAAAGGCAGAGTTACTAAGTGATCGTATTTGAAACATTAAGGTGGAAGAACTTTCTTTCCACTGGTGATCAATGGACTGAAATTAATCTTGATCAAAGTCCGTCCACATTAATAGTAGGACATAATGGATCTGGTAAATCCACTATGTTGGATGCTTTATGTTTCGGATTATTTAACAAACCTTTTAGAAAGATAACTAGGGGTCAGTTAGTAAATAGTATTAACGAAAAATCTACTAAGGTAGAAGTAACATTCTCTATAGGAAAAGATGAGTACAGAGTATTTCGAGGAATCAAACCAAATATATTTGAACTATACAGGAACAATAAACTCGTCGATCAGGACGCTGCAGCGAACGACACCCAAAAATATCTTGAGGGATCAGTTCTCAAACTCAACTTCAAATCATTTACGCAAGTCGTCATCTTGGGTTCATCCACTTTTGTCCCCTTCATGCAACTCGGAGCAAGTCACAGGAGAGAAGTTATCGAGGATTTATTGGACATCAAGATCTTCTCAAAAATGAATACCTTACTCAAAGATAGAGTAAGAGAAACACTAGCATCAAGAAAAGAATGTGATCATCTATTAACTGTAGCAGAGCAGAAAGTATCATCACAAACAAAACTTTTAAAACAACTCAAAGAAGTAAACGACAATAGACAGAAAGAAATACAAGATAAGATAGATGCGAATAAAGATGAAATAACTACTCAAGAAAGAGAGTTGGAGATACATCAGTTTGATTTAGAACAACTGCAAAAGGAACTAAAGGATACAGCAGAACAGAGAACTAAACTAGATGATTTAAAACTAGATCAAGGTTCTTTAAACTCTGAGTTAAAAACTGCAAAGAAAGAAATCAAGTTTCTATCTACACATGATAACTGCCCGACTTGTACACAGGTTATTAAAAAAACATTTAAGGACAAGAAAATAAAATCATTAGAAGAAACTGGTGAATCATTATCAAAAAATTTAAGTAATC